CTTATGGACCCTCCGGGCCGGATTTCATTACCTGGGGCGACTCCCTGACCGCTCAGGGGTACCCAGCTATCCTGGCCCCTGTAATCGCTCAGGCTGTACTCAACGGCGGGGTCGGTGGCGAATCTTCCCAAGCCATCGCGGCACGACAAGGCGCTATACCCTATCTTCTCCTGCCTGTAGGAGGCCAAATACCGGCTTCCGGCCCCGTCACGGTCACCATTGCTGAACCGGTAAATGTCTGGCCGCTACTGCAGGGCGACGGAATTCCTAATGGCACCTTTGACGGGACTCTCGCCGGGGTGTCTGGGACGCTCACTCTCGTTCAACCGACCGTAGAACCAATTTATCTTCACCATTCTGACGACTACTACGTTTTCACCCGTGCCACGACTGGCGCTGCGGTTTCGGTAACTCGACCCGAACCGTTCCGATCTGACTTCTCAAACGCGCGCCGGAAAGACGTTGCAATCATCTGGGCGGGCCGAAATAACACTTGGGAATTGTCCCGCGTTCAGGCCGATATTCGGGCTATGGTTCGCCACCTCGACACCCCTCAGCCGCGTTTTCTGATATTGGGAGTCACGAACGGGCGTCTCGAATCCGATGGTTCTTCCTCATATACAGCTATCGATGCGCTGAACACTGCACTATCCAATGAGTACGGGCGACGGTTCATCGAACTGAGAAAGTACCTCGTGAACTACGGGCTGTCCGACGCAGCTATACCACCGACTAGCGGTGACCTCTCAGACGTTGCCGTTGGTATCATCCCTAACTCTCTTCGCTCCGATGCCGTACACCTGACAGCGGCAGGCCGCACGGTCGTCGCTAACCTTGTCGGCAAACGACTGAATGAGCTGGGCTGGGCCAGCACCTACGCCCCCGCCACATACCCCGTTTCTCCGGCAGCGCACACTAACTTGATTACAAATAGCGGCGTTGAATCAAATCTCAACGGCTGGGATGGCGGCGCGGGCGCAATAGTCACAAGGGTTACAAATCAGGCGTTCGCGGGTGTCGCTGGCGTCCAGTGTGTGCACGTTGCCGCGGGCGGGAGTTCGGCACGATACGGCAACGCAAACGGGGTCCTCGTTAGCGTTACCGGCGGGCAGAGAATCAACGCCACTGTTAGGGCCAAAGGGCCCCTGATTGCCAATCACAATTTCAGATTTCTGGTGCACCATTACGACGCAGCTGGTGCCTATATCGCAAATTTCAACACTACTTTTGTTACGACCGGGGATTGGCAGAAACTCAGCGTTTCAGGTTTGCTACCCGCGAATGCAGTGCGAGTGCTACTCGAAGTAAACAAGGGTGGCGACGGGACACACACAGACACCGTTTATGTTGACGACCTGGACGTGTGGCAGTAACCCCCGTCACCGTTGCCCAGATAGACAGCAAACCTCGACCCCCACAAATCACCGCAAAGCAACGAACGACGAAACCCCGCACTCATCGAGTACGGGGTTTCGTCGTGCCGTCTAGCCTTTCTCGCTGGTTCGTCCGTAGCGTTGTTGCGCGGCCTGCCTGGTTATCCCGAGCGCAGCGCCCACCCACGCCCACGAGCGGCCCAGCGTGGCGCGTTGCCCGAGTACAGCGACTCTCACAGCCGTGTCTAGTTCCTCACGTAGGGCTAGCAGCGCCTCTAGCTCTAGCTCGTCGGCATCTGCTACCCGCCGACCGGCTGCACGTATCATGCGCTTGACCATCGAGAGAAATTCGTCGGTTTCAACAACCACTATCGACGCCGCCAGACACTGCCAAACAGTGTCAATGACGAATTGACGGTGATTCCCTGTATCAACTCTCCGGCCCCGCCTGCCCGGTGTTCACCCTTTTGAGCATCTGGGATGCTCCCTGCCTGGTCATTCCGAGTTTGTCGCCTATCGCTTGCCACGTCGCGCCCGCGATTCGCGCGCGTCGCACGGCCCGCAACAAATCGGTGCTGGCCGTGTTGTGCACGTCTGCCACGCTTAGTAGGTCGTTTAGGCTCCGCTCGCGGTTGAACTCATCGGGGGTACTCATGAGCGCCCGTACATACTGCGAACCGCCGCCGCTTCATATCGAATACTAGATTCGAGTTCGTTTCTAGCTGTCAGGCGCTCCGCCTCCGCCTCCGCTTGCGACGCCGTGAAACCTGTTTGGACCCAAGCGTTATTTTCGCCGGGGGTGCGCGCCGCAACGCGGACGCCGTAACCAAATTGTGTGTTTGTCATTCCCCAACTATAGCAACAGATGTTTACATATTGCTAGGCCACTGTTAGGCCGCGGTCCTTTCGCATAACTCGCCGGTGCGCAACCAATCTAGGTCTACGTGGGTTATTTGCGCCCACAGCATCAGCGTCTGGGTTCGCGGCGTTATGCGGTCGTTCATCCAACTTGACACCGTGCCCTGCTCAACATCGAGCCACGCGGCTATGGCTGTACGACTGAGCCCCGCTACCTTTAGGCTTTTGCGTAGTCGGTCGCCAAGCGTGAATGATAACTCAGCGGGACAGTGCATCGTCTTATTCATTCTCGAATGTTGCCACAACGTTAGAAGCCGCGCAATAGACACGCCGCACCGGTAGTCCTTTCACGGTCCCACATTGTGGCACTATTCATTTATGACCGACCCTAAAACGCTACAGACCACCGCGCAGACCGCCGCCGCGCTGGGCATAACCACTAACGCCGTCGCGCAGCAGGTCCGCCGCGGCGTGCTAATACCCGCGTACAAGTTGCCCGGACTCCGCGGCGCGTACCTGTTCAACCCTCAGGCGGTCGCCGCATGAGCTGGCAGGCCGCCGCGTGGATGGACGCGCTCCCCTACGACGTAATGAAACCCCTCGCCACTCGGGTGCTCCTCAAACTCGCCAACGTCGCCGGACAGAACGGGGAAAGCGCCTATCGCAATATCTGGGAAGTGGCCGCAGAGCTAGGCGTTGACCGCCGTAGCATCCAGCGTTCCTACCGTGAGTTAGAAGCCGCTGAGCTGATCCACAAGGGCCATCAAGGCGCTGTGTTGCATATGCGCCCAGACCGCCGCCCGACTGTGTATGACCTGAACTTTGGCTATCAGCGTGAGTTTGGACAACCCGAGTTGCCACTACCTGAGGAGGGCGAACCGAGCCCCGCAGATCACCCCTCAGAGTGGGGTGATTTCCACGGGGCGACAGAGTTATCCACAGGAGGCCACGGGGCGACATACGGGGCGACAACTGAGGTTCCACTAGGAACTAAGGGAACTATATACACCAGCGACGAAAAAGAATCTTTAGAACCAGAGCAGGCGCAAGCGCCCAAGATTGAGCGGCAGAGCCGCACGACCAATCACGGCCCCGACGCACGGGCTGAGCTGTGCCGGGGCCGTACCGGCCTCCGCCCGCACGAGTTCAACGCCGCGTCGGGATGGTGCGAACACTGCGAGACTCGCGCCATCGCCCCCGAGACAGCCGGGGCGAACCTATGAGCCGCAGGCAGACACACCAGCCCCAACACGAACGGTTCAGCCGCCTACCGGGACAGCTCGCGCTCATCCTCTGGCTCACTAACGCCGCCGTTGTCCTAGCTATCGCTTATTCCTTGGTTTCAATGCAGCAAATGACAGGAGTGATCCGATGAACAAGATTCAGGATTTGGTTACTGACTTGCAGGTCCTCGCCCGTCGGTTCGACGTTCTCGCCGGTATCGCCCAGAGCGACGACGACAGCCGGGAACGATCCAAGAATGCCGCCCAGCTCCGATTCATCGTGGCCGTCTACCTGGCCAGCCCCGCAATGACCCCCGCCGACCGGTTCCACGATTTGGAACAGGGGAGGCTCTGGCTGGCCGCTGGCCGCCGTATCGCGGCGTGGATGGACCGTACAGACCTAGAACACCTACCAACGCTCACAGGACCCCGTACAGCGCCGGGGAACGTGGCCTACTCCCACGCCGCGACCCCGCAATCTCACCAAAACGTTTGGAAAACTGCCTAATGACGCTTCACAGCCCCGCCCAACGCCCCGCACCGGCCCCCCTGGCGACGACTGAGCAGGTCGCCGCGTATCTCCAAATGGGCGTGGACAAACTCGCCGATATGCGCTCTGCCGGCCGCGGCCCCCGCTTCATCAAAATCGGTCGTAACGTGCGCTACTCCTGGCACGACGTAAACGCCTTTGTGGCCTCGTGTGCCATCGCCGGGGCAGCAGCATGAACCACGCCGCGCCCGACTTAGCCCCGTTCCTTGCTCAAAACGCAAGCGGCAAAATCATTCTTCACCCCGCGCTGACCCGCAAAGAACGCATTCGTCTCCTCCGCCGCTACGCCGACTACCTCGAAGCATTTGGAGACCTCGACAACTCTCAGCCCATTTCCCTCAACGCATCCCCCGATGGCCGCTAAGCGGGGCGGGTCTGCGTCCTCGAACCTGACAGCGTTAGTCCTCGCCACATACGGCACCCTCTGCCATCTCCGCCTGGATGTATGCACGCGGGTCGCCACGACCAAAGACCACCTAATCCCGTACAGCCACGGCGGCGACGACAGCTTAGAAAACCTCCGCCCGGCCTGTAACAAGTGCAACAGCAAACGCCAGAACAAGAGCCTAGGCGGCGCGTATGGTGCCTCGATTGTTGTCGTCATCGGCCCACCTGCCAGCGGTAAGAACACCTACATCGAAGCCCACGCCAGCCGCTCCGACATCATCATCGACCTGGACGCCATCGCCCGCGCCATCATGCCCATTCAGCCCAGCAGCACACACACGTATCCGCTTCACGTCAGGCACGTTGCTATCGGTGCGCGTAAGGCAGCCATTGAACGCGCCCTCAGGCTCAAAGAACGGTGCACGGTGTGGCTCATTCATGCTGTGCCCACGGTTGACCAGCTCGCCGAGTATCGGCGCATGCGGTACCGGGTCGTGGTCGTTGACCCTGGCCGCGCCATTGTCGAGCCACGCGCCCACGCAGAGCGGCCCCCGGTCATGCTCGCCGGGGTCGCCCGATGGTATGACACCTACCCCGAGCAATCAGGCCACGGCGTGACCGAACTCCCGAGCCTCGAAGCGTCACCAGCTCCCATCGTGGATGCCCTCGCCGTCGCCCCGTCGCGGCAATGGTGAACGGCCCGTTTTTTCTCATTTCACCGCTTGGGAACCCTAAGTGTCCCCCGTCCTTCTCTCCCCAAAAACCAGCAAAAAAAAGAAAGGAACTCTAGCACACCGTGTCAAATCCAAACCCCGGCCTCTGGGATGACGAGTCCACTGGTGTTTCGTTCAATCCGATGGAACGCCAGACTAAAACCACCCTGTCCGAGCTAAACGAGTTAGCCCCGTTCAGCTCCGCAAACCGTATGGTGGCTCAAATCTGTGTGAGCCTGGCGCGCAACATCGACGCCGGGAACGTCAAGGGCCGCGCCATCGCCAACGAGGCCGCGCAGCTCGTGGCGATGCTCCAAACCGTTCAGGGCCTCGACAACGCCGAAGTGGCCGCATTGCCCCCGGAATTGCTCGAGCTTATGCAGGCGTTCACCAGTCAACCACAGGTAACCGAGCCCGCCCCGTGACCGGATATCTAGCACCGCCGCGGCAGGCGACCGCCCGCAACTATGCCCACGCCTCCCACGGCCCCCGCATGGCGCTAGTCTCCGCCGCGATGAAACGCCCTTTCGTGCCCTGGCAAACCTATGTCGCCGACGTGGCCGGCGAAATCGACTCAGCCGGCGCATACGTTTATCCGATTGTGCTGGTCACCGTGCCACGGCAGGCCGGAAAAACTACCCTGGATCAGGCCGGGGCCATCGAGGCCTGTCTACAAGGGCCAGACCGTCGCGTCTGGTATACGGCGCAGTCTGGGCAGGATGCTAACGATAAATTTCGGGAAATCTCCGAAGCGTGGACGCTCTCCGCCCTCGCGCCGCTGGCCGGTAAACCGCGGCTCTCCAACGGCTCAATGTCGCTCACTTTCGCCAACGGCGGGACGTTTCGCCCGCACCCGCCGACCGTGGACGCGCTGCACGGTAAGCAGTCCGACCGCAACACCGTAGATGAGGCTTGGGCGTTCACCGAGCTTCAAGGCGCGCAGCTCCTCCAAGCCATCGTGCCGACGACGACGACGCGGCAAAAAGTGACCGGGCAGCGCCCCCAGCTCTGGATTCTCTCCACTGAGGGCACCATCGAAAGCACTTGGCTAAATGGCTTACTGGCCCGTGCCCGCGCCGGAGATCCGGCAATAGCGTTTTTTGACTGGGGAATCGGTCCCGACGTGGACCCCACAGACCTGGAAGCGGTCGCCGCAGCTCACCCCGGATACGGGCACCTGTTCAACATGCAAACCCTCATCGACGCCGCGGCGCAGCTCCCCCCCGGCGAATTTGCCCGAGCCTACGGAAACCGCCGCAGCGGCAGCACCGAGCGCGTGATTCCCATCGAGCCCTGGAACGGTGCGCGTGAGCTGGCAACCCTGCCAGACGGCGACGTGTGCCTCGCCGCCGCTCTCGGAGTGGACGGGATAGATGCCACCATCACCGCCACCGCCCTACACCCGGTATTCGGAAAAATTGTCGAAGTCATCGAGCACCGCCCCGGCACGCTCTGGGCACTGGATCGACTTGTCGAGCTGTCCACCGCGTGGGATGCCCCGGTGATTATCGACCCCATCGGCCCGAGTGCCACCCTGCACGATCAGGCCACCCGCGCCGGCCTCACCCTGATACCGGTGAAAGCCTCGATTTATTCCGCCGCGTGCGCGTCCGTGCTGGCCGGGATCATCGCCCAAACGTGGAAATTCCGCCCGCATTCCGCGCTCGATAGCGCCGCTGAACTGGCCTCGCGCCGCTGGGTCTCTGACGGGGCCTGGCTCTGGGGTCGCCGGGCATCCGTCGGGTCAATTAGCGCCCTCGAAGCGGCGACCCTAGGAGACTGGGGAATCGACCACCTGCCCGAAAAAGCCACGATGCAACTTTTCTAGGCACCCGCTCAGCAGCTCTCAGCGGGGCTCAGGCCGCTCTAATCCGGTTCGGTTCGTCCGTGAGTGCCCCGGCCCTGGAAACTCTCTCCTATGACGTTTTGGGCCTCTCTCCGCACCGCTACCGCCGACGCTTTCGGTCTCTCTCGCGCCGCGGACCTCGCCACCGGCTCCGCCATCGTCCCGCCGTCGCGCTCCACCATGAACGCCCCCGTGGGCCGCGATCAGGCCCTAGGAATCAGCACCGTCTACCGAGCATTTCAAGTCCTAACGACCGCGGGCTCACAGCTCACCCTCAAGGAATTCAGCGGCTCGAATGAGGTAACCCCCTCCGCGCTAGTCGAGCGGCCCTCGCTCCTGCTCGACCTGGGGGCGTTTATCGAGTATTCGATATCGAGTCTCGCCGGTTCGGGCGATGCGTTTTGGGAAATCACCCGCAGCAGCTCCGCGCTCCGCGAACCTATCGCCGTGGAACCGCTCGACCCCGCGCAGGTAGGCGTGGTCCTTGACCCGGTTACCGGCATCCGCAGCTACACCGTGCGCGGTCGCCCGATGCCTACCGACCGTATCCGGCATTTGCAAATGATGCGCCTAACCGGTCGTGCCCGCGGTCTTGGTCCGGTCGAAGCGGCCCGGATTGAACTTCGCGGCACCCTCGACGCCCGCGATTATGGGAACTCGTGGTTTTCTGATAGCGCCGTGCCTAACGGGGTCCTGACCACCGCCGACGTACTCAGCGCCGAGCAGGCGAAACAGTACAAGGACGGTTGGAACGGCATTACAGCCGATGGCACCAAGACCGACCAGAGCCACGAAATCCGGGTCCTTGGCTCCGGCCTCAGCTACGAACACTTGAACCTCAAACCCGCCGACGCGCAGTTTCTCGAAACTCAGCAGTTCAACACAACGCAGCTCGCACGCCTTTTCGGAATCCCGGCCTCGCTTATGCTCGCCGCCGTTCAGGGGTCCTCTACGACGTATTCAAACGTCGAACAGGACTGGATTGGTTTTATCCGCTTCACGCTGATGTCGTATCTCAAAGAAATTGAGGATGCGCTCTCTAGCCTCCTGCCCTATGGGCGAACGGTTCGTTTCAACGTTGACGCGCTCCTCCGCACGGACACGAAAACCCGCTACGAGGCCCACCAAATCGCCCTGAATGCCGGTTTCAAAACCGTGAATGAAGTTCGCCGCTCTGAGGGCCTGCCCGCTCTGCCTGGCGGCGATGCCCTCGCCGCGCCTCGCGCCCAATCTCAAGTAGGAGCCTGATGCCCGAAACAATGTTTACCGACCTGCCCGGCTTTGATATGCCGATCCGCGCCGCCGTCACCGGCGACGACCTGCCCCGCACGTTCCGCGGTATCGGTGTTCCGTGGAATCAGGAAATAACGATCTGGGGCGAAACCGAGCAGTTCGCCCGCGGCGCGATTGTCGAGTCTGAGGATGCGCTGATTTTCTGGCAGCACTCCGAACCGATTGGAAAACTCCTCCGCGCCGCCGACAGCTCCGCCGGCTGGGACATTTACGCCCAGCTCTCGACCACTCCCCGCGCCGATGAGGCCCTAACCCTTCTTCGCGATGGCGTCATATCGAAATTGTCGGTTCGGTTTGAACCCCTCGAATGGACCGATAACGCCGAGGGTGTCCGCACCTACACCCGCGCCCGAGTGCGCGAAATTTCCCTAGTCCCTTTTCCCGCCTATTCGCAGGCCTCTATTAGTTCTGTTCGCTCCAAACCCAAAGAAAGCAGCCACCGCATGACTCCCGAAGAAATCGCCGCCGCCGCCCTCGCTCGCTCCAACGCCCTCGACGCAGCCGTGAACGAACGAACCGCGCCGATGGCCGACCAGCTCCGCCAGCTCGACGCCACCGTGACCGGCTTTGCCGACACCCTCGAAAAGCGCAGCACCCCCGACACTGAGGCCGCTACGCAGTGGCGCAGCTCCGGCGACTTCCTCAAGGCCCTGGCCTCCGGCGACTCCGACGCCGCCGAGTTCCACCGCGCGTTCACCGAGCAGACCGCGCAGGGCGACGACTTCCGCCGTGCCTACACCGGCAGCACGAGCGCCGATAACAAAATGACCTCGACGTGGCTCTCGGACGAAATCCGGCTTATCGAGTCCCGCCGTAAGATCACCAACACCTTTGCACGGGAGGCCCTGCCCGCCGAGGGCCTGACCCTCGAATACCTCAAAATCGCTTCAAACTCCATCGCCGTCACCGCTCAGGTAGCCGAGGGCGACGACCTGGCGTTTGGGAAAATCGTGCTGACCTCTGCCACTACCCCCGTGGGTACTTACGGCGGATATACGCAGCTCACGCGGCAGCAGATCGAACGCAGCTCCGCGCCGATGCTCTCGACTTCCAAGCGCGCGATGGACTTGGAATATGCCCGCACGTCGGAGCGCCGCGTTCGGACCACTTTCCTGGCCGCCGTCGCCGCGCAGGCCGCCATCGCCAACGGCTCCGGCTCGATCCCGATGCCGATGCTCAGCGCCGCTAAGGCCTCCGATTGGCTCGACGCCATCGTTGACGCGGCCGAACTCTACGAGGACCGCGGCCACGACCTGACGGGCATGAAAGTGTCCAAGGACGTTTTCAAGACCCTGTACCGCCTGACCGATGGCGCGGGAAATCGCCTGTTCAACGTCTACGGCGCCGGAACGAACGTCACGGGTGAAATCAACGTGCGCGGCCTGTCCGGCATCCTGGCGAACCTGCCCGTAACCCTGGTCACGGGAACCACCGCCCCCACGGCGGCGTTCTACGACCCCGAGGCCCTCACGACGTGGGAGCAGCCGGGCGCGCCGATGCAGCTACAGGATGAAAACATTATCAACCTGTCGCAGTCGTTCAGCACTTACGGGTACCTGGCCGCCGCGGCTCAGTTCCCCGAGGCCATCGTTCCTGTCAAGTTCGCCACCGTCTAACCGTGACCATCCAGACCGAGGCCGAGCAGCTAGTGCAGCTACGCGCATATGTCAAATCCGTTGATTCGGAGCTGGGCTACGTGACCGGTTGCGCCCGGTCTGCTCGCGCTTTGGTGCTGGGTTACATCGGCGCGGCGACCGTGCCCGCCGACACCATAGACCGCGCCATCCTCGAAGTGGGTGCAAGTCTGTACGACCGCCTGGCGGCCCGTACCGGCTCCGCCGACTACGACGGCGTAGGCATGGCCACACTCCAAACCCCCAAAGACCCGTTGCGTATGGCTTACCCGCTCCTGTCCGCCTATGTCCCCGGTTTCGCCTAATGACCAGCCCGCGCGTTCTTCGCGCCGACGAAATCCTCGAAGAAATCCTAGACTCTCTCGCCGCTGACTCTCTCGCCGGGGTGACTGTCACCCTAGACCCCGGATTGGTGAGTAAATCCCTGGCCCTGGGTGTCGTCGTCATCACTCCGCCAGACCTGACATTCCCGACATTCACCCTGACCGAGACCACCTGGGAACTCTGGGTGATCGCCGGCCCCGCGCAGGATATCCGCGCGGCCTGGTCCCGTATTGACTCCATCGCCGGGGCCATCGCCCGCGGCCTCGCCGGGGTCACCACGGCCCGCGCCGAGTCTTACCAGCTCAGCCCGACGAGCGCCCCGGTGCCCGCGTATGTCCTCACTTTGACTGAATCCACAATTGACTAGAAAGGCCCTCTAATGGCTTCCACTCTCGGCCCCGGCTCCCTCAAATTCGGCGAAACCGCCACCGCCCAAGAATTCGCGGCGATGCTCAGCAATGCCGTTCTGACCCCCTCGACTGAGGCAGATGACGACGTGGACACCCTCGACGGCGGCGTAATCGCCGGGGTGGATGATGAGTCTTGGACCATCGGCGGCACCATCATGCAGAACTATCTGCAGGGCAGCTTGGAAGACTGGTGCTTCAAAAACCGTTCCCTGGTCGTGCCGTTCATCTTCACTCCCTCCAAGGCCGGTTACCGGACCTATTCGGGTAAATGCAAGATCCGGGCTCTGGTCGTGGGCGGTGACGTGAAAGCGCGCAACACGGCAGATTTTGAATTTCCCCTGGTCGGCCCCCCGGTTCAGGGAACCGTTCCCGTCGCCGTCTAGTGCTCGAAATTCAAGGCGGTCGCCGGTTCCGCTCGACGCTCAAAAAGGCCGGCGACGACCTGACGGATTTGAAAGCGGCCCACAAAGACGCCGCCGACATTGCCGCGCAGGCGTCCGCCGCCCTGACACCGGTTGTCACCGGCAGGCTACGGAAAACAGTCCGCAGCGCCGGGACCAAAACGGCGGGAATCATCCGCGCCGGGAACAACACCCGAGTCCCCTACGCCCCCGCGATTCACTGGGGCTGGTATGGCCGGGGCATCACCGCAAACCCCTTTCTCTCCAACGGTGCCCAAGACTCCGAGGGCCGATGGATCAGGGTGTACCAAAACTATTTGAACGACGCTCTCGACCAAGTAAAAGGATATTGAAACCATGCTCACAGTCACCCGTATCACCCTGGCAGACGGCTCGACCGTCGACGTGAAACCCAACATCGCGGACATGCTCGCATTTGAGACCACCCTCCGAAAGAACAAAGCGTGGGGGGCGCTGGCAGAAAACACTCTGCGAATGTTCACGTTCCGCGCCTGGCACTGCGGGCACCGTACCGGGGCTATCGCCTTGAGCTGGGATGAGTTCACCAGCGGCGAAACGGCCGTACTCGACGTCTCAAACCACGACCTCGACGCCGACGACTCCGCCGACGACGCCGCCGACGAGGTGGCCGGTGTGGGTTTCGACACCGCGACGGGAGCGCCCACGAGCTGATTTGTGCCCTGGCCCTGGCGACGAGCACGACGCCGGGGCAGTGGGCCAACGAGACCCCCGAAAACATCGCCACGACCATATACCTACTCGAACAACGACAACGTTAGGAGCATCCCCCGATGGCCGGTAAAACCTCGATCCTGTCCGTCAAGATCATTGCGGATTCCACCGCCGCTGTAGCCGGTCTCGGGCGCGTCGAAGACCGTTCCGCGCAGATGGGCCGCGGCGTTGAAAAGTCCGCCGCGGTCGCCGCCGTAGGCCTCGCCGCCATCGGCGCATTAGCATTCAGCGCCGGCCAATCCGCCGCCGATATGGAGCAGGCCTACGGCGGCGTGGACGCGGTATTCAAGGAATACGCGGGCAGCATCCACGCCCTCGCCGAGTCCGCCGCGACCGACGTGAACCTCGCCAAGGATCAGTATTCAGAAATGGCCACGATCCTAGGCGCGCAGCTAAAAAACATGGGTATCCCGATGGACGACGTTCTAGGGAAAACATCGGGGCTTATCAGCCTAGGCGCGGACCTGGCCGCCCAGTTCGGCGGCACGACCTCCGATGCCGTGGGCGCGCTGTCTTCTCTTTTGCGGGGCGAACGTGACCCGATCGAGCGGTACGGCGTGAGTATGAATCAGGCCGCTATCGACGCTGAGAAAGCCGCGCTAGGCCTCGACGGCCTCAGCGGCGAAGCGGACAAAAACGCCAGCCTCCAAGCCACCCTGGCACTATTGACCCGGCAAACCTCCGACGCCCAAGGGGCGTTTGGCCGCGAAACTGACACCGCCACCAGCAAACAGCAAAACGCGAACGCTGAATGGCAAAACGCTAAAATCGTGCTAGGCGAACAGCTCCTACCCGTCATGGCCGACACCGCCGAAAGCCTGTCAGACCTCGCAACGTGGGTCTCGGAAAACACCGAGCTGGTGACTTTTCTTGTCGTCGGTCTCGGCATCCTCGCCGCGGGCATCCTGAGCATTGCCCTGGCCATGAAAGCCTATGCAGCCGCGCAGTTCATCCAGACCGCCGCTCAGTGGGCTTCCAATGCCGCATGGCTGGCCTCGCCCACGACCTACATCATTCTGGGCGTCATTGTGGCTATTGGTCTTTTGATCGCGATTATTGTGCTAGTGGTTCAGAATTGGGACTTTTTCCGCGATGCCATCGCAGACGGCGCGGCAGACATCGGGGAATGGTTCGACAGCATCGGGGCTTGGGCGTCGGAGACGTTCGGCCCGTTCATTGACTGGATCAAAGACGCGCTGTATTGGATTGACCAGCTATTCAAGGGCCAAAATGCCGCGACCTCTGGCGGGACCTCTCGCATGGTCTCCGAAGCTCCGAGCAGCACCGCCCGCACCCTCAGCGGCATAACCTCATCTCTCGGCTCAACCTCTGGCGGCAACACCGCCCAAGCCTCAGGCGTGACAAACAACGTCACCGTAAACGGTGCCCTCGATCCCTCCGCGGTGGCCTCGCAGATTGAACAGCTCCTGACCGGTAAGAGTCGCCGTAACGGCCTGACCGCCGCGGGGGGCCAACGATGACGCCCCGACACGTTCCCACGGTCACGGTGAACGGCATGCTGATATCTAAGACCTGGGGGGCCGTGACGGTCGTGTCTGTTGATCGCCTGGTGTTTACCTGGGGGCGCTCGAATATCACCGATCCGACGCAACCCGCCGAGCTACAGGCCTACTTTGTGGACACCCTGGGAACGTGGGCTAGTAATCCCGCCCTGTTCGGTTCTACGGTCACGGTATCGACCGCGCTGGGTTCCACGTTCCGCGGCGTAGTGGACGGCCTCAGCATCTCGCCGGTGTCACTTATCAACCCCACGACCGGCAGACCCCAAGACGTTTTCTTAGTCTCGCTGACCGCCGTTGACCCGCTCGCTGCGTTGAACAAAACGACCCCGGCAGGCCCCGGCGACACCGTGCAACCGCTCGCGAACGTCGCCTACGGCCCGCAGCACTTCCCCTTGAATTCGACCGTGGGCGTCGCTAGTTGGCTCCAATCTGTCCTTGGGCCATTTGTGGATAATTTCGACTGGCCCCCGTTCCCTGAACCTCAGTTAGTTATAAAGCGACTACTCATGAGCGATAAACGGACCCTTTCGGATTTCATCGCTCAGGTCTACTCGATCCGCTCGCTGGCTTGGCTGAATTATGATTCCCAAGACCATCGGATGAAACCGGGGGAGCTGGCCGCGTGGCTTCACCGTCGCTTGTCGATCGTCAACGGGTTTGTCGCTCACCGGGCAGATTTTGGTTATGCCCTCGCCGCCGAAACTCTCGAATACGCCGGGTCCGACCGCTCCCTAACCCTGGGCCTGCAAACCAGCTTTAGTGACGTTGTGCATGAGTATTCAATCAGCTATGGCACGACTGAACAGGTGAACGGGCAGGCTCTCGGCACGCGGGGCTATCAGCCCGAGGCGACCCCGTTTGCGGTCCCCGATGCCCCGCGCCGCGGCCTCAGCACGTACAGCGTCAACAATGACGTCGCCTACGCTGACGGCAACTACCCGCCGTCATTCATTACCGAGTTCACGGCGGGTCTGCTCTCGCGCCTGAACTATCAGCTCAGCCCGCCGCCGTTGCGGTTCGACTTGGAAAAAACCGACTACGGGAGCGCCCTGGAAACCGTTCTACTCGGCACGCACACGGTGGCTTTCCCTATCTACATCATGGGCAGCGAACTCGGGGCGCTCGAGAATTTCCATCCCCGTTTTCAAATCATCGGCGGCACCCTGACGTATTCGGGAGGCTGGGATTTGGTCCCGTATCTCGCGCCGACTCAATGGAACGGCTTGACGTCGGTAACCCTCGACGCGGCGACCTCAGGCATGACTGCCACCGTCGGGAATTTTCACCCGTCCTTCTCTCTCGCTGATCTCTCCTCAATGACTGGACCCCCCCTCTAATGAGTTCCACCACTACGCACGGCATCCGCTACCCCGACAGAAACACCCGCCTGATTGATCTGGCCTCAGAGCTGGTCACGATGGCCGGGGATATCGACGCCTACATCTTCGCAAAAGCCATCACCGGTCCCACAGGCGACCGTGGGCCGCAGGGCCTCGCCGGGACAGGCGGCAACACCGCAGATACCGCCGTCGCCTCCTACGTGAGCACGACCGGCACCAGTGCCACCAAAACGGCTCTGAATGATTTTCTCGCCGCGAAGCCTCCGCCCGCTGAAACTGTCACGTCATCGGCCCGTATCCACCTAATCGGCAATTTAGACCTGGGAAGCGGCACGCCCGCCGTGCCGATGAACACTACGACGTTTGTGCAGGGTTCGGATATCACCGCCCGCCCGACGGGGAACACCGCAAAGCTCGTCGTGGTCAAATCGGGCCTCTATCTCATCCAATCTCAGCTTTCCTTTGCGAACGGCACCGCGGGCGCTCGAACGGGCATCATCACGATCAATGCGTCCAATACCTACGAGTTCCAAAATGTTGGCACGTCAATGCGCCTGACAACCTCTATCGCGGTTCCGCTACTCGCCGGGGATGCCGTGGGCCTATCCGTATACACCGAGGGCGCACCGACCACGGCGGGGATCGACCAATACGACGTGGGTTTGAGTCTTACCCGTATCGGCTTATAACCCCGAGCCGATCCCTTGGCCTATAGCCGGCCTTTTGCTATTCACTCCGATTTGACAAGGACAACAAACTATGCATGTTCAGTATTCATTCAACTATCCCGCCGCCGCTATCGGTGACGGTTTCGGCGCGACCAAGGGCCGCGCTAACCCGCACCGCGGGCAGGACGTAGCACCCAACGGTGGCGGCCCCGTCTATGCCCTCGCTGACGGCGTATTGGTCTATGACTGGTATTCGCTGGGCATGGGTCACGTCGCCGTGATCGCCCACGCAGACGGCAAATTCTCCGGTTACGCCCATCTCGCTTTTGAGTCGCCGCTGACTATCGGCACGAACGTAAGCCGAAACCAGAGCATTGGAACCATCGGCAACACGGGCAAACTCTCCCGCGGGCGTCACTTGCACATCACTCTAGCCACGAGCATGGCCGGTGCCGCGGGCGGATTTGACGTGCTCGACCCGATGGCTTGGGTTATCGCACACTCAGGCCCTCAGCCCTCGACCACGGCGCACACCGGCACCCGCACCGGGACCGCCGAGGATGGCGAACCGGGCGAAATCTATTGGACCAAAGTTCAGAGCGAAACCAAGGCCCGCGGCTGGTATACCGGCCTGGTCGATGGCAAACCGGGCGGTGGCACCCATCACGCCCACGCCCGCCTGCAGGCCGCGATTCTGAACGAAAACCGCGGCAGCCTGGCCCGCACGAGTACCGAGGAGGACGGCGACCCCGGCGCGGTGTTCTGGACCCTCGCGCAGACCCAGGGCCGCGCCTTTGGCTATGAGTGGGAAATTGACGGCATCCCCGGCCCGAACACTGAAAAGGCCCTCTACCGCCAGACCGCAACTTGGCTGAACGCCCACGGCCGATGAGTGACGCAGTAGCGGTCTCTCTGATTACGACCGTCGGCGGCTGTGTGGTCGTGTTGTTGTCGTGGGTGTTGGCTAAGGTCCGCAAAATCGGCAGTGACACCTCAGTCTCTCGGTATCACCTGGTGAACGACCACGGCGATAAGAACCTGAGAGAAGAACAGGACCAACGCTACACAGCGCAAAAATCCTACCTACAGCACATCTACGCATTCCAACACTCCGCCGATACCGCACTCGGCACCATTCGGGAAAGCATCCAAACCGTTGTCGATAACGACGCCACGACCCGCCGCGCCATCGCCCAGCTCCAAAACCGGTTACTCATCATCGAGCGCCGCCAGCCCGCCCCCACTCGGAGGAACACCAAATGAGTACCCGTAACCCGATCAGCCCTAAGGTAATCGCCACCGGCGCGACCGGCCTAGGCCTCGCCGTTGTCGTGGCCGTCACTACAGAGATAACCCCCGACGCTTTCGATTTCCTAGGCCAGTGGGGGCCGCTGGCCTACACCCTGGCGCTGACCCTCGCCGGTGCTCTCGCTGGATGGCTCCGCACCGACCCGGCCCGCGCCGACGCCACCCGCGGCGACCACGCCGCCTAACCGAAAGATTCCCCGTGCCCACCTTTCGCGCTACCCCGCTACAGCTCCTCTCCGACCTCACCCCCGCCAATGGCCGTATCTCCTTCCGCGTCACCAACGAATTTTCCACCGCCAGCGGTGACCTGGTAACGACCGCCCGCGGTTCGGGCTTCATCGTTGCCGGTGTCTTCCGAGACGCCGCGGGCGCATTGCTCGCAATCCCCTCGACCCCCCCCGGCTCCACAATGGAAATCTGGCGCGAACTGATCGAAAACCGCCGCGGCGTGCCGACTCCTATCAGTATTCAGAGTGTCGTGTTCGTGCCCGATGTTGCCCAGATTGTATGGGCTGATTTGGTGCCGATGGTGCCCGATCACACAGCCGGTAACCAGACTCAGCCGACGTGGGCGACTGAGGCCCGCGCATCGCTGTCGCTGGCCGTGAGCGATGCCGCAGCATCCGCCGCCGCAGGCCTCGCCTCTCGCAATTCCGCCACCCTCTCCGCCGCAGCGGCCACTCAGGCCGAGACCGACGCGCAGACCCACGCCGCCACCGTGGCCGCTGTCGTCGCCACTACTGATGGCCTCATGGCCGCCGCCGCTCAGACCGCGGGCGGACTATTCCAAACCGAGCTAGATAACGCTTATGGAC